CCATTGCAGCGCGAGCCATGCGAGCACGGGGATCCATCGCTGCAATTGCTGGTCTAGCCATAGGAGCCATAGGAGCGCCCATCATGCCACCGTCAAGCTTGTGCTCAACCTTGCCACCCTTTTTGTATTGGTTGGGGTTCATTGCCTTACGACGCTCAGACATAGAAGGCTTCTTAGGAGCCTTACCATGCTCAGCCTCAAATGCGTGATGAGCACCGTGCATCATGCCACCAGAAGCTTCGTGCATGGATTTGTGGCCATGCTCTTCGGCTTTCATGCCTTTGTGATGCACTTTTCCACCTTTTTTGAGCTTCAGAATGACTGAAGGCTCATCGGTGTACATTTTTACCATTGGTTTAAATTGACCCATGATGCCCTCCTATTAGGCTTGAGTTACGCCAAGAGCACCAGTGCGTGTTGCATTGGGGCCAGCTGCAATACCAGGCAATGCAATCACAACGACCAAACGTTTTACACCGTTTGATGCCGTAGAAGGCACATAAGTACCGCGCACATCACCAGTTGTTGATGTTGCAGGTGTGGTCAAATCCGCTGCAGTAAATGCGCTATTACCACCTGTGTCATTGGCTAGAGTGTTATTCCAACCCACACGAACAATGTAGCCTGCGTCAAATACACGCAAAGGAAAACCTAAAATATCTGTTGTACCAACAGTAATTGCCACTGGCAAAGAACCATTAATTGCAATGCTAGATATTTGGTAGAAAGCTTTCTTGCCAGAGACATTAGCAACAGCAGAAGATGTTGTACCTGTAGCAATCACTTCAGACATTGCTTGTCCGTAATAATCGTATCCAGACACTGTCAAGTTACGGCTAGTGGAAATAGTTCCAGAAGCTGTAGTCAACTGAACTGCACGGGGTGTGTCCAATTGAATGACTGTTGTACCATCATTGCGAAGGAATGACTTGGCATTAGTACCAGCGGTCAGCGTCAAGTTGCCTGAAGCAGCAGGGGTTTGTGACGCAGCAATGTTGCTTGTGTTTAATGTTTGAGGAATTACATCCCAGACATACTCACGACCCAAGGGGCCAACACCAACTTCCATTGGGGATGGATCTTGCAAGCCATAGTTGCCTGAAGCGTAAATTGTGATTGAACCAGTTGCTGATGATGAAGCACTTAGCGTGTAAGTACCTGTTCCACCCGCACCAGTTACAAAAGCAGTAATGTAAGAGTTGGCTGTAATGCCAGTTCCGTTTACATACTGTCCGAGGGTGAGCGAGTCACCAGAGTTCATTGCGGTTACTGTCATTGTGGTGCCAGTTACGGAACCAGTGATAACAGCTTCACTGTTGGTTACATTGGTACCAATGTAGCCTTGGGCTGTACCCAAAAATAGATCATCTGAAAATTGAGGCATTTTTTTCTCCTTGTGGCTTGAACCACTCAGGGTTTAAAAAAAGGGGTGGAAACAACTCCACCCCACTTTGATTAGACTCCAGGTGTACCGTAGGCACAACGGGGATCTGTAAAGCCAACGTCGTAACGCTCTGTGGCTTTGTAGCGCATAGAGTCAGTTTCAAAGTCGCCTTCCATGGTTTTCTCTAGACGTCTGCGCATCAAAAGCTTGAAGCCTTCGGGAGCATCAGTCTGAACCCACCATGCTGTAGATGAAGTCAAACGTGACAACACTGCGGCACCCTCGTCAAGCAAACCGATAGATTTGATTGGGTTGATGTCGTTGTTGGCGTTGCCTGTACGTAAAACAGATTTCAACAATACTTCAGCTTGGAAGATATTGCCTGGAGCCACGATCAATTGACGTGGTACCAAACGAATACGCTTACCGTTGTTGTCAACTGCTTGGCGAATTTGAATCAACATCTGTTCGAGAGATGTTTGAGACAAAACAGCGGCTGTGGCCAACTGGTTGCTGAATGTGCCGTTAACGATGGGGTGTGCTGTGCTGATCAAAGACACACCGTCACCGCCAGCGTAGGCGCTATTGAAAGCTGTGTTCAACACGTTAGCTGACAACAACTCTTTGGTCTCAACCAAAGATTGTGCCAAGTGGCGTGCGTACACTTGACCGATACGGATGTGGTCGCCATCTTCCACCAACACTTTTGTCAAAGCGAAGGCTAGGCCATACACTTTGTACAAATAGCGCTTGAGGAATAACACACCACCCTGTTGATAGGTCACTGGAGTGCCATCAGGGAGTTGGGGTGCTGCGCCAAATCCATAAAGGACGGGCTCTTCGTGGTAGTTACGGGGAATGCCGTCTTCTTCGCGGAACACTCGGCTCCACTCGTCGGCACGTTGGTCATAGACTCCGTCAAAACACTCGTTAAGAATTGGCTCAACGATTGATCTAAAGTCCGTACTTCGCATTGGTGCTGCCATTGCAATACTCCTTTATTAAACGACTGCAGTAGTAGCAGCAACAAATTGAACATATGGCAACGTTACACGAACAATCGTGTATGCATCACCCCAAGCGTTGTCCACATAGGGAGCGAGATCAACGACACGCATTTGACCTTGAGCACCGTTAGCTTGGTTAGAAGCTGATGCCAAAGTTGCTTGCGACAAACCAGTGGTTGTTGAACCAGCGGTAATGTTGCTGAAGTTGTACTCGTCGCCAATAGACGTTTGAGCCATTGAACCATCTGCTTGAATTTCATAAACGATTTTTTCGTCGTTGTAGAAGTAAGCAACGCAAGATCCTGCTGTGTAAGAAGTGCTTGCTGGCCAATAGTTAGAAATACGTGCACGACCAGTTGTATCTGTCCACTGTACGCCTGCGAATGCACCAGCGACTTGGTAGCCCGATGATGCTGCGCTATTGCCAGGGGTGGCAGAAGGAACGATTGTGCCGTTAGCAATTCCTGACAAGCTTGTGGCTGTCAAAACTGCGGCTGTGACGTAAGAAACTGGTTGTCCTTTTAAAATGTTTACGGACAAACCAGATTGAATACCGCCAGCAAGCGCCTGAGCGCGATCCAGACCAGAGGGGTGGAACGCAGGGCGCAAGCCAAACGGAGCATTAGTTGCTGACATAGTCAAACTCCTTTAGGTTAACCCGAAAATACGGGTGTTTTGCTTGGTTGCTGTTCAATTCCGCCAATACCTTCACCCTCAACATTTACAAGCGACTTTCCGTTGCTATCACGTTGTCCTTGGAGACTCTCAATCTGTACACGAATCTTGTCAGCTTCTTCACGAGGTTTGTCGTGATGCTGATAGGTCATGACCTCTTGGAAAATATCCATGGGCAATTTGAAAAGCAACATCTCGTTGCACGATATGTAACCTACGTACTCACCCGATTTAATTTTGTAATCTTCATAGCCTGGTAACTCTTCCGACTTAACGGGTACGTACCCAAGGCGAATCCGCTTATCAATTGAATCGTAGCTGTTGGTTGTTGAAAGCCAGCAAAGGTGCCACCCATCTACGTTGGGTAGTTTTGGCAGTGCTGATTGCGTCCACTCCTCGCTCCACATTTTTTTACGTTCCTGCGTAGAAATGAACTTATCTTCAGGTGCTTTGTGGGATGCTTCCCCGTTATCACGGTCTTGGCGACCACTTGCATTCAAAGATTTTTTTAGACGTGATTCCATGTTTTACTCCAAGTATTAGTTACGGTTTTTATTCTGACGGTCAAACTTGATGAAATTTTCAATCATCTTCGCTTTGCGCACAGGGTTCTCCCATGCACCAGCTTCCTTCATAGCACTCACTCTTTCTGGGGTGAGGATGAACTGGGTACGGTTTGTACCCCCATAAGCTGCAGATGCCTCGCGTCCTGAACTTCCCACAACATTCCTCGGTCTTCGAACAGTGGAATTACTGTCTGTGGTTTCATTATAACGATGTGGGAGAGATTTTTGCAAGCGACTATCGAGTTCATCCCAATAATCTGGATCTTTTGGATCCCAACCCTCTTCAACTAGCATTTCAGACGCCTTCAAAGTGACTTTACTGTCCCTATCTGTGCCGTCTACCTTGTACCAACTGTGCTTATTGATCCATTGAGCAGCGTTTCTCTGCGTCTCTGGGTCAGGCAACCTGATGTTGTCAAGATTTTGTTGTTGTGGGGCTTGTGTTGCCTGTCTTTTTATTTGATTGAGTTGGCTTAGGTTGGCTTTTGCCTCATCTAAAAGGTCTTGAGCCTCCACCATGGCTTGTCCATCATTGGAACTTACCGCCTCAGCCATCTTCATCTTGGCGTATTCCAAGCGAACTTGGGTGTCCTCGATGTTTTTGTCGATCCGCATGACGTCTGACTGGCGTGTTCTGCTCTCCACCTCTGTCAAACGACGCTTAAACTCCTCGTTTTCACGTTGGAGTTGTTGCAAACGGAGGTCTTTTTCCTCATTTGTCTTGCGAATCAGGTCTTTTTTAGCTCTACGACGGTTTCTTTTGGCGTCTCTGAGGGCTTGATCATCATCTGGATGGTCTGCATCCTCATCTTCAACCGTTCCACCTTCTTTTTTCTCAGGTGGAGTTGTTGCCACATCATTTAATTGATCATCTTCGTCATTTGTGAGCAAGTTTTCGTCTAATTCAACGACAGCAGAGCCGTCTTGCGCCTCTTCTATCTTTAAATCTGGTGTTTTTTTATCTTCTGCCATGATATTTTCCCTTATACGTATGTTTTGAACGACAACGGATCATCTGTGATGGCCGAAATCAGTTCGTGGTCGTTGATAGTCATGAACAAAACAGGATCTTCACCGTCTTCAGTAGGAACTTTGCGTTCCCAACGGTCTCCACCCCATCTTGGAACTCTTACAAAGTCGCCAAGCTCAGCCCATGAGCCTTCAGCCCACGGTTGCATGGTGTCTCTGTTCTTGAACGCAAGTGGGCCAATAGCCACGACCTTACCGATCATGTTGTTCCACTTTTCGTTCTCTTTGGTTTCATCAACAATGATGATCATTCCAGACTTCTTTTTTATTCGTCGAAGTTGGACGATCACTCGACCACCAAAAGGGCGTTGCCCTGGGTTTACGTCTGGGAATGCCCATGCTAAATCTTCTGCATTGGGCGTACCTTGGCTTCCCTCAATCGTAGGGATCTTCTCTTTCTCACTCATACTAACTCCTAAAAAACACCATATCTCAGGTGCATCGTTAAAGCGCTTTTCAGCGCGGCCTCAGTCGCGGAGTGCGACCTATTCTCTTCCTTCTTCTTCCTCAGCCATGCGGTCAAATGAGTTCATGACGTATTGCAGTCCCTGATACTCACCGACCATGCGCTGATAAGCCTCCCAAGTGGTTGCGTTCCCGAAGGCAAGAGACGCAGCTAACTCGGCTTGGCGAAGTTTGATCACATGGATCAATTGTTCAATCATTTTTTCTTAGACAAAGGGGAAGCAGTTTTCTTACCGCCATCCTTCATGCTTTGTCCGTTCACAGGGGCGCCTTGAGCCAAGCGCTTGTGTTGGGGTACGTTGATGCTCTTTTGTTCTTGATCAGATGTTGCCATTTGGGGCTCCTTGGGGTTGTGGCGGTTGCGCCTGTGGTTGTGCCATGGGTTGTCCCATAGGCGGTTGCATCTCAGGCGGTTGTGCCTGAGCTATGTTTTGGATTGTCTCATGCGTTAGCTTGGCGTTCTCAATGGCAATCTTTGTTTGATTGTCCATCTGAGATTTTTGCATATCCGCTTTCAACCTTGCTTGCTCATACTGAGACTTGGCTTGATCAGCTTGTGTCTTGCGTTGTGTCTCAGCCATGCTTGTCTCTTTAACGACTTGCTCTGCTGGGGGTAGATTACCCTGAGCTGCTTGGGCGCGTTGTGATGCCACTTGTATAAGCTGTTGGAAGGCGGGTACAAACGCTTTAAACACGTCTTTGGTATCCAACTCCACATGTGCGCCAACGGTCGTGTATAGCTTGTCTATGGTCGCTGTAAGGCTAGGATCATCATAGTTGTTGATTGGCTTGCCACCTTGCGACTGTGCCACATATGCATTACTGCGGTTCAAGTACCACAATGTCATGTGTTGCTTGATGTGTTCAATCAAGTTGTTAATGTAGTTGGGGTCGGCAAACGGTGACTGACCAAAGAATGGATTCAATCCAAATTGCAAGTGATCTTGGATGTGTGCAATATGGTCTTGTTGCATGTAAGCGTATGAGGGCTGTCCTAGCAACATGGCTGCGTTCTCATCCGCAGATGTCCTCTGCTCAGGCGCTGGCACATCTTTCATCAATTCATTCACGTTTGGCACCTTCAATTGCTTGAGGAAACGTGACAACACTTGACTCATGTTGAACTGGTCTGGGTGCTTTTCAGCCAAAGCCAACACAGCTTGGTTCTGAGCCATTCTCTGAGTTTCTGAGAATATGTGAGGATCTGATACAGGAACAACGTCTGTATTGCGTGAGAAGTCTTCGCGTTCAATTTCTAAGTCGGCAACAACTTCAGACTTGCGCATCTCATCAAAGTGCCAACGATTCAGTCTGCAAAGGATCTTTAGCACCCTTGCTTGTGACTCGTGCATCCTTGCGTGGATGGCGGAGAAGACCGCTGCACCTTGTTCAATCAACGCCTGAGTTGTACCCACAGGGGCTTGTGCATTGACGTCAGCGATCTTTTCTTCACTGGTACTGACTACCCCCTTGGCTGCGGTGTCAAGCCATCCTAGAAGGCTAAAAAGCACTTCGCTAGGTGGATTGAACGGCATGGGCATGGCTATCTGACGGATGTCTGATACGCCAGGTGCTCCCTCAACTTCAACAATTTGAGTGATGTCAACCTGTTGGGATTGGCCACTAATCTTAGCCCCTTTGAGCTTGAGCATGGTGGCTGCGTTGTTGATGTGAGCAGAGTCCAGAAGCGCTCTAAGTGATCCAGTGAGGGCAGCGGACAATCCACCAATGAGATGAGGGAGACCAATCGCATATGCACCCCTCCAAGGGATAAACTTAAACTCCACAATCCAATCTAGCTTGGTCATGGTCTCATCTTCTTCTTCCCAGTTCCTGTACAAGCCAACAACTTCGTTGTCTAGCTCGTCAATCATCAGGATGTAAGGAACCATCTTGCCCTTGCTGTACTTGTCCTCTTCCAACTCAAGGTAGGTGTAGATGTGGTAAACCTTGCGCAATCCGTCTTTGTTGTCCTCCCACTTTTTACCTTCAATCTTGTCGTTGGCTTTCTGTGGTTTAGTTTGATCGGGTTCAGACACCGCTTGGATAACATTCACATCACGGTACATTCCACTGGCAATGCGACGGTTAAACTCCCAATGGGTAATTTCATGCACCTCTGCAGCTCGTTGGGCTGTATAGAAGTTGGTCGCTGCAAACGGTAGTATCACCCTATCAATTGGCAAAAACTCCACACATGGGCGCTTCTTATCCTCATCAAACCATAGCTTAAAGTATTGGCTTCCACCCAATGGCAACTGAGTCAGCAACTGCTCTTGCTCATCCCTGAACTCTTCAATCTGCTCTGTAATTTGCCAGTTCAGATAGTCACGCTTACGCTCAGCTTTCTGAGTCTTCATTTCATCGACTTTGCCAAGGATCTTAGTCCTGACAGGGCCATCTGGTGGGAACATCTCTTTGATGGCGCGAGCAGCGAAGTCAACGCAACCCTCAGCCATCGCAGGGTGCACAACCTTAGACGCTCCCATGAAGGTAGCACCGCCAGGGGCATCATTCCCCATGCCAGTACGCTTTAATCCTTCTTCGTATTGCTTATCTCTTAGTTCACGGGCTTCTTTGTCATTCTTGACTAAGTCCATGTAGCGCATGGCAATAGTACGAAGTTCACCTTCGTCATAGTCTTCTGCCATGTTTGCATAAAAGTCTGGATTCTCTTCTGGGCCACTGCTTGGTATGGTGACAATCGCTGAGCCGTCTTCTTGCTCTTCGGTTTCCATCTCAGGCATGTCAACAAGAGCAGAACCATCGTCTTGCTCGTCAATGTTCATATCGTCTTGGTTACTCATTATTTTTTCCTCATCAATTCAAGAATCATAGTATCCAAGTTTTTGTTAATCATAACATTTGGTTTGGGCGCATGATAAGGCATATCTTCATCTTCACCACGACGCATTGCTAAGTGACGTTGTGCAATTGGGTTTTGCTCAGGGAATGCATGGAAATCATCATCACTATAACCCCGATGTCTTTCACCAACCAAACCACCGTCCGCTTTGCGAATAATCTTAATTGGTTGTGGTGCAACATATTCTTTGTTTGCGCTTCGTAACTGATCTTCAGGTTTGTCAATTACGTATTCACCTTTTGTTTTTACAGCGTGTTTGATGTCTTCATCACTTACATTATGTGTAAATGATGTTTGATGTCCCACATTGCTAGTAGATTCAGTTGGTGTGGTCATTAAAATATGTCCAGCAACTTTGCCATTTTTAGTCATATAACGATTTTTGACTTGTTTGTTTAATACCTCTTCATCTTTAAATCTTGAGTCAGTAGGAATCATGTGTGGAGTACCGTCATCATTGTGACCAACTTGCACTAAACGTGGATGAAGAATATGTTGTCGTTGATAGTCAAATCTCAAATCATTTAAAGTCTTGTGACCATAATGGGATTTGTCTTCTGTTGTTGGATGACCCAATCCATTGAAATGCCCTTCAGGGCCTTCTTCTCTTTCTTCTTTGGTCAATTCGTTTTGTGGACGTCCTACAGACCAATACTTGGCATGCTTAATAACCTTTTCCATGTTTTTTGCCATGGGTGATCCACGTTTTACATTTGTAACCATGTAAGAACCTTTGGGTGGTGTTTTGTGTCCTTGTTCATTTACAAAGTCGCCTCTGTTATCAGCAGCTAAAATTGTGTTTCTTATTCTTGCTTTATCACGTGATATGTTTTCAGCAATTGATTGTCCATGCTTGGTTTTAGGGCCAACGTTGGAGTGAGTTACATAATATCCATTTTCAGGGTCATGCAACTCATTGGTCTTCCCATATGAATTAGCAATAATTGGTGGTTTTCCTTCTTTTGCACGTTGTTCATTCAAATGGCGAATAACATGACGAGAAGACACATCTGTTTCATCCACTACATTAGGACGAAACAACATTCTTTTGTTTTGTTTATCTGCTCTTTCTGTAGCATTTCTAATTGAACCTGTATGGGCTAATATCCAATCTTTAGTCATTTCAGGATCATGTTTTGCAATGGCGTGACCTGCACGACGACTAGCGGCTGCCGCGTACTGTGATTCTGAATTAGGTGCAAAACATGTACCCTTACTTGTGTCAACAATTCCTTTGGCATCAGTACCACCACCACAACCTTCGGTTTGACCAGGGCAAGTATTAATCACTTTGTAATCCATATTTTTGCCATGGCCTCTAGGATACAAAGCATGTCCTGCTATACCTTTAGATGCATATCCAACATAAGATCGACCTTGTGAGTCATGTTCATGATGAACGGTATCTAATTTTTCAGATTCGTCTAGTGTGTCTTTGTTGTGTTTGATAAACTTAGCTGAGCGAATGCGATTTAATGCACTTGATTCATTTTGTAATTGGATTTCTCTTGGTTGGGCAAAATGTTGACTTAGTATATCTTTGTGAATTTTTGCCATTTGCCCAAGTGTTAAAGGCTCACGATGTTCTGAACCATATATTTTAGCTCTTGCACTCATCATATTTTTTAACCCTTCAGCACTTGCTTTAGGGTTACCTTCAATCAAATGACGAGGAACAACAATTCCCTTAACGCCACCTGATCCTTCAGCTTTAACTTCAACACGTTTAGATTTTTCAGTTTTCTTTTTGGACAATTCTGCTTTCATGTCCTCAACTGATTTAGGTGTACCTCCTTTAGCTAAACCCTGTGGGGTCTGTGAAGGCGTCATAGCGCCCAATGCTTGTCCTTGTGGTGTCAGGTTAAGGATATTGCTTTGTCCACCTTGAGGGCTTGGAGGTGCTCCCAACGGGCTTTGTGGGGCTTGTGGAGCATTGGGACTATTGGGTGGATTCATGTTTGGTATTTCTTGCTTTACCAATTGCATGCCAGGGGTTATGTTATCCATGTCCACACCACCAACACCTAAGTTGCCATCTTTGTTGGGTTGGATGTAATACTTGGGAGACAAGTCAGGCGCTTCATTGGCTCCGATGGACTGAATGCCAAACTTTGGAAACGTACTCTTGTTTTGTAGCGCCATGCGCATTTGTTCGACTGTAGGTTGCACGTTGCCTCCTTCGGCTTTATGGACTACTCCACCTGTTTTGTATAGAGGTAGTCCGTTCTTTAATACGTCTTCACGCATTGGTTCTGTGATGGGGAAGTGGTGTAATTGAGCATGTTCTGGATTACCTGATCTAATCATTCCAAGTCTAGCATTGTCAGGAATCATTTGTTCTTTGCCAGTTTCAATTGGATGTTTATGCAACTCCATCTTAACGCCATGCTTCTTACCCACAGCATTAAATATGTTGGGGACTTTTTTGTCGTAAAAGCCTTTCATGCCTTGGCCACCAATGTCTAAGTCTTCACCTTCAAGGTAATGGTGTCCCATTTGTTTGGGTGCCGACAATAACTTTTCTGATGCCTCTTTGCCAATCAATTCAGCAACACGTTCAGGACTAGCAAATTTTTCGTTGACAACAGTTTCTCTATTTGGTTTAAAAGCCTGAAAGTGTTGATCTTCTGGGTTATATGAAACAGATCCAACATGTTTAGACAACCTATATCGTTTGTTTTGTTCTTTTCCAGGCGTCATGACGATGCCATGGTAGCCCTTCTCAGCAGCGTGATGGATCAACCGTTTGATGGCCATCTCTTCCCAATTCTTTTTGAATGGGGCATCGGGTACACCTTTTTTCTTTTCTGCTAATGCATAATATTTTTCTGATAAATGTTTATTATCATGCAAATAATTATATGGTAAGCTACTTAACTTAACTAATTCAGCTTGTTCTTCAGGTGTCAAACCTTGTGAATAACCTTTTTCTCTACCTTGTTGATGCCAGTCTGACTGTAACTCCTCTAGGTGCAACAATTTCTCACCGTTAGGGCCTGTACGGTCTTTAAGACGCATCGAAGCTATGATGTTAGGCTCGCCATGGAAGTGTGCTGGGACGCCTCCAAACTTACCTTGTGGGTCTTTAATCAACATCTCTCTGTAGTTCTCACCGCCAGGCAATGTGTATTCAAAGTGAGCCACCGCAGGGTCAGCCAATCCTTGTCTAACTAACTTGTCAGCTTCTTTTTGGTATTCTAAATACTTATTCTGATTGGCGTTTTCAACGAAGTCATCATAAGTTTCTGACCAATCATCACGCATCCTTGGGCTAGTTCCAATCTCTCGATTAGCGTATTCCCTAGCATCTCTGTCTATTAACTCTTGGATTGTTTCGTCGTTGCCACCTTCAGTCAGTACCTTCTCATTGATCTTGGGCGCTGGTTTTCTTGCCAGTTGGCCAAGGAACTGATCATGCGTCATCTTAGGCGCATTCATCAATTCTTCTAGTCCACGCTCTTTCAACTCGGTGGGTTTGACACCAGGCAATGCCATCAACTCCTTGAGGAACTCAGCACCAGTTCCTACCTTACGCTTGAGGGCCTTAGCCCCCATGTCCAAAGCTGAATAGAAGGGTCTGCCCTTGCCGACTAACTCATTCATAACGGGCGCTCCTCTATTTCTAAATGATGTGCGTGGGTGACTTGTCCACCCTTGGCTTTTGTAATGTCTGGCTCATTGACGTCGTATGTGCCACGGTTACCGATGGCTGACTTAATCTGAGTTGGTTCAAATGTATATCCAGTTGCAACTTTGCCATTGTCGTCAACAAATAAAACTGAATCATGCCCTTTGCGTTTTAAATGTTGATCATGATGCTCAGATTTAGTCCATTCCATCATTCCTTTTTGTGATGCATGAAATGTCTTTGGATTCTTGGCTTGAACATGTAAAGGCATTACTCTTCCATTCTCACCATGATTTTCAGTTAGTTCTCCGCCATAAATGTTGGCATACTCTGGGTCAGTTGAAAACCAGTTTCGACCCTTTTTAAATGCCGTAAAGTCTTTTGTAGTTCCATGAAACACCCTATCTTTAACGGCACTTGACTCAAGGAACTTAGCCTTATTTGCCTCACGCTGATGATGGGGCAACACCTCACCGCCTTTGGCAGCAAGCAAATCGTTTTCATGCTCTCTAGCAGGATCAAACGCTGCAAATCTTGAGCGAACATGTTTTGGATCAAACACAGCAATTGTTGGGTAATTATCATCAGTTGACTCACGTAATCTCATTGAGTCATAGCCTTTGCTCTTCAAATAGTTAACAACTGGTTTAGTCTCGTACATCATGTAATTGCCAGTTTTATACAGATCAATATTACTTTGTGGAATTCCATTATTTCTAAAGAACTCTTCCATCACATGCATGTCTGTTTCAGGATTAAAAGTCTTGTGTGCCTTTATTTTTAATGGATACACAGTGTTATGTAATCCCATTGGATGACCTTGAGTTCCAAATTCTTTTGCAAGATCAAATTTAGATAATGCATTTCTTCGGTCATATTCATTATGGAATTCATCGCCCTTTAATTTATCAAGGCTTTCATAATCCATGTTTTTGTATTTAATTTGCTTGTACAAAGCGTCAGCAACATCTCTTTCAGCTTTGGCTTGATCGCCTGTGCGTTCGTTGAATTTACCTTTGCCTATCCACTTATTAGCAAACTCAGGATGTGGCGTTACAAAAGACAGTTCGTCGTCATAGCCAGGGCTAAATCCGCCTTTTATGTCTTGCTTTGACCCATGATAAACATCTGTGTTCATGCCCATAGCTTTGGCTCGGTCTTGAGCCGTGTTCTTTTCATGTAACCCAAGCATCTTGATGGCGTTAAGTCTAGCCTTCTCATGAGCGTGCTCATGCTTAGTCTTACCCTTACTCAAGGCAAGGCGCATTTCGTCTAGTGTGGGTTTTTTAGCCATGGTCTGAATGAGAGTGGATAGATTGCATTATGCCTTCTATCCTGATTATGTTCAACCCTAGTGGAGTTGTTGCCACGTGGAGTTGTTGCCACCTTACTGTGCATATGGGTTGGCTCGGCTTCTGTTGTTATGCTCATCCGCATCCAAAATGTCTGAGTCATCATAAGGATCACGCCTTGGCATGTCAATGCTGATCCATCCAGCGTCTCTGAGGTATCTGAGCCCTTGGCTGATGCAGTCCACGAACTCATCATGAGCCGTCTCAGGGAACGAGCAGATCTGGCTCACCATGCCTTCAGCCCAGTCCTTTACGTATCCTTTACGGACGGATGACTCAGGCACCCACACTCGTCCTGCTTTGATGATGTTTGCCACGATGGAGAGGCGTTGTATCTTGTCGGCTCGCCCAGGGTTGTATGCAATGACTGGGATGTGCGCCCTCTGTAAGTCTTGGATCAATGAGATGCCAGCGGACTTGTCCTCCACCAGAACCACGTCTACGAGC